ATATAATCTACTTAAAGGGAAACCTCGTTTCCAGTTGTTGTCTCCGTAAAGCTTTCCGCCATCTTCAAATCTTTTTGCGAGACGGCGAAGGGCGACTGGAGGTATAAGGCAGGGTCGTCCCCGTCCAATGTCCCCGTCACGCTTAGCCCCTGTTGAGAAATTTTTAGTGTATCCTTGGTTTGGTAGTTCTTCGGTGTCCATAATCTTTTAATAGTGTTAGTTCTAAAACAATAGTTATCTACTCGGAGTAGTCGTGCCATCCACGCATTCATCAGTGCGTCTTGTTCAGTCATCCCTGCTTTCTCGTAACATGTTACAACAGTGTCCCACGTGTATCCATCCTTCTCCAGCATACGTTCCGCTTTCACCACACCCACGCCGGGCAGTCCTTTGTATCCATCCGTTGCATCACCCGCCAAGGTTTGTATTAAATGATAACGGTCTGCATCTTCCTCACTAGGTTGGTGGTACTCTCCACGGTTATAGTCAAAGAAGATACCGGGTACACTCTTGAAGTCTTTGTCGATACTGACAATGATCGTCTCTTCATCCATCGCTTTATCGGTAGCAAGGATAGATATAACATCGTCTGCTTCAAGGTTCGCCCACAACACGCCACCTAACTCGTCGATGATCCACTGCTTTACTTGTCGTAAGATGATGGGTAGTCGGGACTTAGCACGGTTTGCTTTGTAGTCTGGGTTAAGTTTACGACGGAAGTTCGCACGGTCACTAAGGCACAGCACGACATTCTCTGTCTTTAAGTTCTCTTGGAACTCTACGATCTTGTTGATAACACGTGCTTTAGCTAATGCCATGTCTGCGTGTACAGTCCACAGTTCGTCTTTCCATTGGATTGATTCTTCGGCTACTACTGCTGCTTCAAACGCTAATACGTCTGCATCAATCAGTAATGTTGTTTTGGTTTTACTCATGGTTATCGTTTCTCTCTTTCATGTGTTTACTCTCTAGCGTTCGATAAACACTAATAATAGATACTCCAGTTCTCTTGGTATTTTTTATATTTTGATTTGCTTGGGTTCTCAGGGAATAGCTTGATGTTCTTACTTGTTACTACATCTCTTGGCATCATCCACCACTCATCCCGTGGAGATATATAGATAGCTACAACATCAACATCTTCCGACATGTGTAGTTTCATATTGCTACCTGTTGATGTGTTGACTGTGTATGCGTTGTGGTCCTTTACTGATGTACTCTTTACTTGTACCTTTAGATCACCCGCTGGGCAGTGAACTATGAAGTCCCAAGGCATCGGCGTGGTTGTTGGATGTGGTTCAAAGTCACGCTCCAAACACTCTTTAATGAACACGGTCTCTGCAATAGTACCGATGCGTTGTGCTTTTGATGTGGGCATAGTTAAGTCTTGGGTATCGTACAGGGTAGCAAGTGTAGTGTACATATCGTACTGTAACTCCGCCATCTTAATGTGTCTCCGCCCAGTTGTTTCCGATCTTAAACTCTCCGTCTAACGGTACGTTCAGCTTCAGTTGTTTCCCTGCGTGGCGAATCGCTTCGACTGCTAACTTACCAAAGGTTTCTGCTTTATCAGGTGTTACCTCTGCTTGGAACTCGTCGTGTATATTAGCTACGAATGCGTACTCTCTGCCGTGTTGCCACCTCAATCCATTCAGTAAATGAAACAGTTGGATCAACGCTACTTTCATACACACAGCACCAGCCGATTGTAATAACATGTTCAGTGCTGCGTGGCTACTGCGTATCGGTAGCTTACGTCCGTCCAAACCAATCAACTCTCCACCGTGCTTTACCTTTCGTTGTACATCAGCTTGAAGACGAGCGAGTGCTGGTAGACTGCTGAAGAACTTACGCTTTAGTTTCTGTCCTTCCGCTGCTCCTCCTCCAATTATCTGACCCATCTTCTGGTCGCCAGCACCATACAAAAGTGCATAGATCATAGTCTTAGCTTGGTCCCGTGTCTCTAGACCTGCTGCCTTTTGATTAACTGTGTGTACATCTCCTTCGGTCACGATCTTAGCGTACTCTCCTCTGTCGTAGAACGCCATGTAGTGGGCAAGCATACGAAGCTCAAGTCCAGATGCGTCACACCCTACTAACTTGTATCCGTTACGTGCTTTAAACAACTCACGACACTCCGATCCGAACTCTGCCCGTACACTGGGTACTTGTGCTACATTTGGATTGCTGTGTGTACATCTACCTGTGACTGCTCCGTTGGTGTTGACGCTACCGTGTATCACTCCGTTCTTCTGTAACTTGAGCCACGCTTGTTGTCCCTCTGCTAACTGACCAAGTCTTTTCTGTACCAATAGATACATCAATAAATCTCCAGCAATAGGGTGGTCGATCCCCCTTAGTACAGATTCATCTACCTTATAAGATACACCGTCGTTCTCAGTGGGTAGTTCATAACCAAGACCCATCAATCGTTCAGCGATCTGCTTACGACTACCCGGATTAAACGGTATCTCTTTCACGGCGTTGCCAGTCTTCACTGCTTCCTTGACTAGCGTCTGCTTTAATCCACGACTCTTTAGCTCCTGCTTCAATTCGTTCTTTGTCTTACGATTGATAATCTCAACACCGTCTTCTCTCTCAATCTCAAGCGACCACCCTGCCGGACTCTTCATCTCTACCGCTGTTGGTTTCCAAGCGTTCTGTAAGTCAGTGGTCAGCTTTGCTCGGATACCCATTAGCTTGGCAGTCAGTACGTCTGCTTTATCCAAATCGAACTTAAACCCGTGTCGCTCTTGCATAGAGATAACAAACTTGAACCAGTGTTCTATAGCTATCATCTCACGACTAGGACTCTGACCAAACAGATAGTCGTACAACAGTTGGGTAACAATAACATCACGCTCGCAGTACTTACGCATCTCATCGTTGTACTCATCGAACGCTCCGTCTTCTTCTCCGTACGTCAGCTTAGTTGTGCTACCCATTCGGTGTCCCCACGCTTTTAAACTGTGTGAACCAACAAGTGCTTTATCGAAGTTGTTCCGTCCGAAGTCATCGTTTCGTAGATCAGGAAACACACAGCGACTAACAACAAGTGTATCTAATACTTTAATCAGTGGCGGTGAGAAACCGTACAGCTTCTTCAGTGCTGGTATATCAAAGTCGATGACGTTATGTCCGACGATACGCTCTGCTTTCTGTAGCTCTAGCAATCCACGCTCTATACTTTCCCCGTGAAACGTCATCATCTTAGGGATCATAGGATCGTAGATAGATAGACAGTGGACGGTGTGTAAGTCAGAGTAAGTGGACCAATCGTTAATGGCGTTGGTCTCTATATCAAAGAATAGTGTTCGTGTCATGATTAGAATCTTGGTTGTTGGTAATTATATAATTTATCGTAGTCTTCATAGCTATCGCCGTCTTTGTAAGGCCAACTACCTACGCTCGTAAATAACTGCCTACGACCATCTCCCCACTTATCGCAACGCCATACCTCAACAGCTCCATATTTGTACGGGTCTAACTCAATATAAGTCCAATAACCATAATCATGTAATTTATCTTCAGTTACTTGGTATGTGTTTTCTATCTCCCAAAACTGTATAATAAAGTCACGCTTCATCCATTTATCTTTAGTGTGTCTCCACATTTCATCTTCCTTTAATTCCATCTTTATTATTCTTATACCGTCAGGAACTTTAGAAAACGTGCCGCAATAATATATACCCCTCCAATAAGCGTCACTACTATAACGCTCATGCCAATCAGACCAGTCTCTTAAATAAGTTAGACGACTGCTCCTATCTTTTTCCCTCACTTGGAACTTACCTTTGTTATTAACAAACCATTCTAACTCAGGTCTAAACTCACCTTCTGATAAACGCTCCTCAACAAACTCCTCAAAGTAATCATCTTTAGGATCAGGTTCCCAATACGAATAACCGGGATAACTCCACGTTGGGTTGTCTGATTCATATAACCAATCGAAAGCTTCTCTTAATACTTCTTTTCTTTTGTGTTTTCTTATATCTGGATAGTCCTGTTTTAGTATAGCGTATGTCTCTTCTTCTTTTATATTTAGTTTCATTTCTTAGAATGGGTTATTGGTTTCATCATTAGTTGGTTTGAACACATCAGGAGTGTACCGTCCAGTGTCTCCACTATAGTAGAGTGTGTCGCAGTGTCCTGTTTGTCCGCTGAATCTGTTCTTCAGTACTCGGACTCGTGTCTCGTTACTTATTGTTTCGCTTTGTTGGTTACGTTCCAGACCGATCACCATGTCCGACAGCTGTGCGATTGCTTGGCTACCTCTTAGGTGGTGCAGACTTACTCGTCCTCCTTCTTCGTGTCCACTATCGACACGCTTCAAGTGACTGACAAGTACCATACCACACCCTGTCTCTTCAACAAGACTCCTAAGTTTAGTCATGGTGTTGTCGATCAATCGTCGCTCGTCGTCTCCCTGTATCCCACTCACAACAATCGATAGGTGGTCCAAGAATATCCACTTACAATCGTACCCTTTCACTAGATACTTTATCTTACCTAACAGGTTGTCACTATCCATCGAGCCGAAGTGATCGTAAGTGTAAAAGTTCCCGTTACCTACCGTCTCTTCAAACGCAGGTCGCAGTACCTCCTCACTTGTATCGTCTTCTTCTAAGTGGATAGGTTTGTTTATGTGGATGCCCATGATACCAAGAGCTGTGCGTCGTACACTTTCTTCAAGAGCTATGTATCCTACCTTCTCGTTAAGTCCAAGGATGTGGTGTGCTATCTCTCTACAGAATAACGACTTACCGATACCACTACCTGCACACACCGTAACAAGTTCTCCTTGTCTAAGTCCAAGTGTCAGCTCGTTCAGTCCAGCATACGGATAAGGTATAGATTTACTGTGTTGCTTATCAGCGATAACATCCCACAACTCCTTACCGTTTACGATTCCGTCTGGTCTGTACTCTCGGGCTTCATATAAACACGACACTAACTCACGGGCTTTACCGCTTGTCAGCATATCAGACGGGTCTTTCAGTGGTATCTCTGCGATGTACGCTT